GATGTTTCTGAAGAATCGGCACCCTTTCCAAAAACCCTAGTGGTCTCAGAGTCTTTTCTATAAACAGTAGCTGTCCTGTTTCGCAAACTCAATTTATATGCTCCACGTGTTGAATCGAATTAATCATTTGACCTGTATCGATAAGCGGATTCGAACTTTTTTTCCGTTTGATGGTCGATGCAGCATTGGGCGGAGACTTCAGGCCGCGAATCTTCGCCTTGGTTTTTGCGGTCATCCATTCCCCTACTTCTGACAGTGCCATTCTCACAGTCTTTCTTCCAGATATTACGGCGTTGTACTGTCGAGAGTATACCGTCTATTTAAACCAACGGATTTCGGTTGAACATGCAACACCACATTTTTAATTGTCACATCAATATTTCTGCACAGAAAATATCCGCCGTCAGTTTTTTGCTGCGTGGTCAGGTACTGCTTTAAGTTTTGTATCCAGAGTGGTAGTGCCATATTATTTAACCTGCTGCTCTGCGTTGTTGTTTATGTTTATTTCGGCCATATTATTTTACCACCATTTTCAATTGCTTTTTCATACGCCTTCTGTGCAGAGGTTTTCTTCTCCCCTAATACACCAAGGCAAAGTTTTGTCAGGTTCTTTCTCTTCTTCCAGAAAAGCCAGTTGATTCCGTATATTGCAGATATTCCCGTTTCGGAATACAACTTCTCCCTAAACTCGTTCATCTTCTCTTGGGTGTCGTATCCCTTAACTGAAACTAGAATCCAATCATACTTTGGGTCATACTCTCCCCTCAAATAGTCCATCTTTCCGTTAAAATCCCCAAACCTCTTATTGTTCGGGAAAAGAAACTCTACCCGCACAATCGAGGGCTTTCGGTACAGCCTAAAAGACCGCATTGGCTCTTCTTTTGTCTTAGCAAAAGCCAGCACCAATCCAAATGGTCTGGTTGGGAGATTCATTTGTGCATTCCCGAACTTCTTTTTAACGCCCTGTACATCTCTTCTGCTTTCTGCAAATGAAGAGAATCGAGCGTCACCATCATAATCGAGTTCTGATAAAGTAAGGCATCATGCACCGGCTCAAGTTTTTCATCAATCCGAGCGTCAATGTACGGTGTTGCAGCAGCCCACAAAAAACCTATACACGTACCACCCAAAACAACAATAGTAAGCGCTGTTTTTAGTGTGATTTTGTCAGTGCTTCGCCTTCTCATCGTCAGTCCTTTATTTTTATTTCAACCCGTCTGTTTTTTGCGTATTCGGCCCCATTAAGCGTCACAGGCTTGCTTTCTCCATAAGCCACTATAGAGCTACCCCATTTATCAATTGCGCCTATAATGCTGTTTCTGGCCCTTTCAGCGCGTCTCCTGGAAAGGTCTGCATTGTACCCATCCTCACCCAGCGGGCAGGCGTGGCCCTCAAAGACCATTGCCTTTCCGTGGTTCTCTTCCAAAAACCCTTCAAGAAGAGCCACAGACATAGGCTGTATTTCATCAGAATCAAGGTCGAAATACACCACCACCGAGCGTATCTCCTCAATAGCACTGGCGAAATCTGCATCGGGAAATATTACCGGTTTCGGGTGATTTCCCACAATTACATCTTCCATTTTCTTGTCTAGTGAGTCTATCCCCTTTATAACCTTTTTAGAGCACCCAAACAATAACATCCCACATGTTACTATAACCAATATCCGTTTCATTTCATTCCCTTCATGGCTTTATGTCCCAGCCCGATGTATGTTAAAACGGCACCCAGGGTTATTAACGCCTTATTTATGTCTTCGGGGGTTCCGTTAGGAAACCACACCGGAAGTATCTGCATGGTAAAAAGCCAGTATGCAGAGGCCAGCGCTGTTTTTTTCCCGTCAAACCATTTCATAAACTTACTCATAATCAACCCCTCTGAGCTTTGAAAGCCGTTCTTTGTCACCGAAGTATCTCCCACCAAAAACCCTCACACATGAGTACATCATTGCCCTGCGCCACTTAGACACACCCAAATCCTTTAAACACGCCAAAAACACATCGTCTGCATACTTCCTTGAACAGTGATACAACCCCGGTTCTGTCCCAAAAACATACAATAAATCGTGAATCACACCAGCAGCTAAGTAGTTGCTTTTCTTGCTAAATCCAGCAGGCGGGCCTATGAGTCTCCACGCTATTCTCGGAATGGAGCAAAGGTCGCACCGAAACCCCTCAAATGGCTCTATCCTTCGCTTGAGGATCGTTTTCTTTGTAGAGACCACTATACCCCATTCGCCCTGATATTCCCACACACGCCCGTCTATGGGCCTCACATCAATGGTTCCGTAAAAGTCAGCTTTCATCAGTTCTCCACGGGTCGCGCATAAACAATAGCTTTGACTTCCAGTAATCCAGAGTAACTACGTCAACCATTGCCCTGTCCCTCATTGCATCTGAAGCCGTCTTGGTCTGGCTGTTTCCACCCCTTGCCCCAATTAATGAACCCCCAGCGCCCCACATCCTCAATACTGCCATTACATGATTTATGTTATCACAAGAGTCCCCATAAAAGTACAGCACACCGGGGCGGGTAATCAGCGTCTTTTCCCGGTGGAAAAAGTCTGCCAAACCTTGAGCCGACAAATCAGGTATCTTTGAGTATTTTGGCGTTGACCTGAGACAATGACATACAAACCCCGAACAGTCAAACCCTATATGCGGAGTATTACCACCCCAGATATACGGTAGCCCTATGCACTCAAATGCCTTGTTTACAAATTGGCTTCTCATCGCCTTAGTTTAAGCCCCGAAAGAGACTCTACGCGCCGTCTTTCCTCTTCTGGCACCGTTACGGTTGTTCCAAGTTGTCTTTGTCCCTGCTGCGCACCAAGGCCGGTTAAACCTGCCAACGCAGAAACGTCCGGCACCTGTTGAGCAGCCTTACCAGCAGATATTGCCATAGATGGCCCACGACCACCACCAAGAGCCTTTCTTGCGCCAACAAGGCCGACACCAGACAGAGACACGGGAACGCTGCCGGCAGGAGCACCACCCGCAATTCCACCACCTATCATAAGGAGGTCAAAGGCATTAATCTGCTTGTTTTTGGCATATCTAGCAGCGCCCTCGTCCATTGCGTCTCTGAGAACAATAAGGTCGTGTATATCCCTGTTGATGTTCTTCAGACCAGGAACGGCCTCGTTTAGCCTGTCTGCAAGTTTTAAATAAGCAATGTCACCTATTCTCTTGGCAATCTTCTCGTCTGCAATGTTCAGGTTGCCCTGTGCAAAGAGGTCAAGCCCCTCGTTTAGGGTTCTCTTGAGTTCAGGGAGCCTTTCAATTGGTATTTCTCCAACAAAGCCCTTGTTTTCAAGCGCCTCAAGGATATTACTTGCAAGCTCAGATGCCGATTCCCGCTGTTTGCCCAAGAACACCCCGTGAATGTCACCGCGCTGGATTTCGTCTATATAAGAAGAGAAAACATCTTCCAAGTCAACGGTTTTCCCCGGACTTTTTGCAACAGCCTTTGCAACCATGTCATCCGCTTGGTTGCGGAGTGTTGAAATCTTTTTCACAGCGTTGTCAGATATGCCCTGAAACCCACCAGTAGGGGATTGTACGCCAAGGCGTGCAACATCGTCGCTTATCTTCTCTATACCCTCTATAAGGGTCTTTCCGGCCTGTCTTGCCTGTTTGTTGGTCACCTTTAGCGCGCCACTCACGGCCTTGGTTCCGGCCTTCTCAAGTGCTTCTCCGCCAGCTTTAGCGCCAAAAGCAGAGGCAGGAAGAACGTCAAGGGTGTTTGCTATATTTGTTAAAATGCGCTTTTCGCGGTCATCAAGTTGGTTCCATGCCTTACTGGCAAATTGGGCGGTCTCAGCAAGAGCCTCTGAAATTGTCGAGCCTTCAGGGGTCTTTATGTTGCCAATCTTCTCAAACGCCGCAGAGGTTGATATAAGCGGGTTGTCGCTCTTCTTGATAAACTCAGGCGTAAGTGCAGAAATGGCCTCTCCACCCTTTTTAAGCCCTGCGCCAACAACATCTCCAACAGCTCCACCAATCTGCCCCGTAACCTCAAGGCCACGCTCAACAACCTCACCCGCCTTGTCTATGGGGCTGTCTGTTTTTTGCTCGAAGTCCCCGCCACCAGTAACGGCCTCTTTTATCCTTGTTCCCCTCTCGCCAAGCTGAGACATAAGGGAAGGTTTTTCCTCGCCCTGTTGCCCCATTTTGGATATTTGGTCTCTTGCGGCCTGTATGTCTTCTGGGGTCGGGTCGCTTTGAAACGTTACCCGTCTGCCGTCTATGTTTTTTGTTACTGGCATTTTCTACTCAATTGTAAAAGAGTTACCTGTTGGTGTTGAAAATCCGTCTTTTTTCTCTGGAATAGCTACACTTTTACCCGTCCCTGTGGCTGTTGGGTCAATTATCAACGTTGGGTCAAGGCGTGCCCTTTCTGACAAATATTTAAACCTTGAATTTGCGGCATTAATAGCACCCATGTAGTACGTTCTTAGTTCTTCGGCCGCGAGTGCAATGTCTCTTCTGGCAACATCACCAAGAAGCTGACCCTTCTTCCAGCGGTCAACAGTATTCAAGGCACGGTCAACCACACCTCCAGCACCTGTAGGAAGTTGAAACTCCGATTCCCTAACAACCGAACGCGGGTCAAGAGCTTTCATAAACGTGAATATTGCAGCAATATCACCGGCTCCAGAAGCCTCATCAAGAAGAGACCCAAGCCTGTCAATCTGTGAAATAGCCTGCCGGTGCTCTGTTGTGTTTTTGTCATACATCCCAGACAAATCCTTCCAAACACCCCTATTGTCCTCTGTTATTGTGGTTTCAAGCGGCCTGTTGGGGTCAAACTTTGCCTTTTCAAGCTCTGAATCAAGCATTTTAAGCGATGTCGCTTTGCTTAAATCTGCCTTCGCCTTTCTTTCCTCCGCATCTATACTTTCTGAAACACCGGCAAACTCACCAGCCTGCTTTAGCGCTTCTCCGGTAAGGCCCACGTTTGTCAAAAGTCTCCCAAGGTCTGCCCTAAAATCACTGTCGGATCCGTGCTTGTCAAAAAGCTGCTGTAGCCCCTTTGCAAGTTCATCTTCCTTTGACATGGCCTGCTCGCCCTGTAGCTCTTCAAATACCTTTGTGTCCCTGTACTGACCACCGGCCTGAAACTCGGGCCTTGACAGTAAATCACCGGCGCTTATCTGGGAAAGTGTCTCTGCTGGCCCGCTTGCAGGAGCAGTTGGAACACTTGAAAGGCCACCCTGCGAGCGGTTTTGTTCAAGTATGCTGTTTAGGTTTGCAAGACCACCGGAAGAACTTCCAAACGAACCCTGTGTTGATGGAACATTTGACCTTGATGCTCTAACCATGTCGCGGGCCTGTTGCTCCAACTGCCTTTGCCTCTCTTTTGCAGCGGCCTCTGGCCCATACTCAAAAACCAACCCTCTGTCGAGTTCGTCAGTTCGCCTTGCGTTTCTGCTTGCACTTCTTGATGACATGCCCATTATTTTATCCTTGCAAGATAATTGCGTATGTTTCGCATGCGGGTTTCCTCTGCAACCTTGCGCCGCTCCTCGGCAAGTTTTAGCATTTTTTCAAGGTCAAACATATCCTGTTGCAACCCGTAGGTTTTATCAAATTGCCGCTTTTCCTCTGCGAACGTAACAAGGTCTGAAAAATTATCAGATGTTGTGTCTGCAGAATCAGTCACAGCGCTTATAATTGAACTTACACCACTAGCTGATGACATTTTTTTCTCCTACGGTTATTTAAACCATTCTTGCATCATTTAGGGTAATTGGTTCCGGGGAACCTTCCGCCTCAGGAAAATACTTAGTGCTCAAGTTGCTGCCTGAGTTTGGTTTATAATATTCAACCGTCTCTCCGGTAACAACATTTCTGAATAAAATGCCCTGCGCATCGCCTCTTTCATCACTATCATCAGCAACCCCCATAACCTGATAAACATCTCCATTGCTAGCGGCATAAAGTTGCCCTGTGTTTTGTTCTGCCCAGGCTTTCGCAGAGTCATTGACAACCCACCTGTTTTCTCCGGTTGTCGTGTATCTGAGAGTTGAACCCATGCCTTCAATACCGTTCGAAGAGTGGGTGAGGTTTATCCCTGCATCAACAGCGTCCTCGCTAATATATCCAAGTAGGACTTGAAGTTGTCCTTCAGATATAATACCACCGTTTATAATGTTTGAAGAAATATCCTGGGCAACAGCTGTCCGCTGTGCGTTGCGAGAAGGTGGCTGAAGCCCTTGCTGTGTTTCTCCGTTTTCGTCTGTCCAAGTCATACCCGCATCAAGTGCAAGTTGCTCGATAACCTGTCCAACCTGTTCTTCTGGTAGAAAATCAAGCGAGCCCAATATAGCAGTGAGATTAAGACCCTGTTTCTGAAGTTCCCTATCAAGCGCCTCCATGCTTGCTTCATGCGCCCTAGTAAGTGCGTTCTGGCCTTCTTCCCAAAGTCTCTGGGCGTCTTTTTCATCCAGCCCAAGCCTAAAGGCTTCCTGCTCCCATCCAAGTTGGTCGGCAAACTGTGCAGCCTGATTGGCTATTTGAGTTTCCTGAAGACTTAAGCCCTGAAGGCCAAGTTGATAATCAAGGTTTGCAAGCGTTATCTGCTGAGACCTGTCGGCCGCATTCTGTGAAGCCTGCCAAGCCCTTGCCGCGCCGTCAGCCGCAATGTTTTGGCTTACAGCCCACTCCTCAAAGGATAGCTGGTCAGTAAATTGTGTGGCCTGCTGTGCAAGTTCTTTCTCGGCAAGGGTCAACCTTCCGTCTTCGACCTCCCTCTGTAGTTCCCGGTCAAGATTCGCCATAAGAGAGTCGTGTTCTTGCTGTGACTTCTGAAGGGCGGCTTCTTGGTCCCACCCCCTTGCGGTCAACTCCTCAACCCGACCCTGCTTCCACGTTTCAAAGTCCACCTGCATCTGGGCAAGCTCAACAGCATTTGCAAGTTTCCGCTCGTTCTGCGTGGCATTCCAAAGGCGATTTTTCTCTGCTTCGGACAACTTGTTTTCTTCTGCCCAGCGGTCAAACTCCATCCGAGACGTAAACTGTGACGCGTCTTGTGCAAGTGCTCTCTCCTGAAACCCAAGGTCTGCAAAGAAAAGCTCTTTATTCTGTGCGAGCTCGGTAAGCGTTAGGTCGCCGCGCTGTATAAGCTCTTTGTCTCTAAAACCAAGGTCGGCGTAGAACTGGTCTGCGTCCTGCCCAAGAGAAGCAAAGAACTGACGGTCTGATTGTGATATTTTTGACTCTTCAATTCCAATCCCGCCAAGACCAAGCGCCGCCTGCTGTCCGGCCTGTTGCTGTTGCATCTGAAGCTGTCCACGATTGGCAGAAAGCCCACGTTCAAACTGCTGGCGCTGTCTTTCCTGCTCCGCTGGGGTCTGGACTTCAAAGCCCAACCTCTGCCCTGAATCAGCCAAACCAGCCCCAAGAAGCGCCTCTCTTTGTGCGGCTTCCTGTTGCTGCTGGCCGGTCTTAAACGCCTCTCTCTGCATGGCTTCGGATTCAGTAAGCCCCGGAACATTACCTGAAAGCTGCTGAGAAGCGACATTCCTAGACTGCTTTAAAAGCTCGCTCTGGTTGATGTCAAACGGAGCCGCCCCCGGAAGACCCGTTGGAACATTTGCCTCAAGCGTGTTTATTGCATCAGTTCCGCTTGGTGCAGTCTGCCCCGGAAGAGTTGTCGGCTGAGTTGCTGGTTTAGTGGGTGCAGCAACATCCTGACCGGGGAACAGTTCTTCGTCGTCTTCACGAAATGTCGGCGTTTCAAAAATCGTATTAGTTGCCATTTACCAAATCCTTAGATTGACTTCAACTTCTGCCGTATCAAATTGAACTATTACTTGGTTTATATCACGGCTTATTGTTTTCATTTTTACGTAATTGTCTGAATAAATCACCTGAACACCAACTGGAACCCTTTTTAATCCATGCTCTATCGTAAATCTGTGCCTGTCCTGAGACGCTACCGTATCGCTTCCGGTCGTAAGAGAAACAACAACCCCGCCGATATCTCCATCAGCCCGGACGTCGCTTGTTACTTCTGTTGCATGGTTTATCATTAATCTAACCCGTATGTTATCGCGCCACCGTCAACGCCCTTGTTTCCGCTTGTCGTCCAACCCGAAACGTTTGGCGAGTCACAGCCAATCAAAAAGCGTATTGAGCCAGAACCGTTTGAAAGCAGGGCAAACGCCCCAACCTGACCACCGTTATCATAAGCTATTACCGCATTGTATATAGCCGCCCCCGTTGGCTGTAGTGCAGCAGGTAGACCTGTAATAGCGAACCCAGCAGAGTCAGAAGCTGCTATTGTGCTCGGATAATACAAAGTTGCAATGTTGCCTATTATTGTGTATTTAATAGAAATCGTTGGGGCTGTTGCACAACCCTGAAGCGTTCCAGTAAATGAACCCTCATCATAAACCTTCAAAGGCTCATCACCAAAAGAAACAGAGTCAATGTAATCAACGCCTATAATTGAATCAGCCCGAACCCTTGAGGCTACAAGCGTGTCCAAAGTAATATCTGAGCCGCTAAAATCGTAGGTTCCAGCAAAAATGGTGTCTGTAACGTTAATCGAGCCGTCAACGTCTAGCATTTTGGATGGTGATGGCTCGTTTATTCCAACAAACCCCAACTTGTCAACAGTTACCCTATACTGACCACCAGCCCACAGTTGAAGGTCGTCGGTTCCGGTATACTGAAAACCGCCATTCACGGCGTTTCCAGCTGCATTATACGCAAGCACCCCGCGCGTGTTGTCAAGAACAATATTTCCAGAGGCAACGCGAAGCGGATATCCGTTCGTTGTTGCTGTTCCTATTCCAACACTTCCATCGGTTGCAAGGTGTAATTGGTTGGCATTGCCTTCGGTGTATAGTACAAGTGGCCTGAGTGTGCCAGTGCCGGCTGCTTCGGTGTAAATCTCAAAATCTGTATTTCCGCTCTCGTATGATACCGTCAAGCGCTCTCTGTCTGTGATGTCGGAAGGTGAACCCACGCCATAAAATATCAGCCTGTTGTCGTCAGTGCCGTCTGCTGTCCCCGACGGCCCATACGGAAAAAATTCAATCTGAAAGTCTGTGTTTATTGTTTGGCTTTGGATGGCAAGGCTTTTTGCCCCCTCGTAAGTCACCAAATAATCCTGCGTCCCACCGGCAAAAAGAAAATCACCCCCGATGTCACAATAGCCAATAGATGCAGAGTCAATTGTGGGGTTTCCCGAAAGACTATCAATAACAATATTCCCGGCAAGGCTGTCAACGTCCGGGTTGCCCTTAATTTTTACAAGCTCAACCGTGTCTATTTTGGCAGAATCACACCGAGTTATAGTGTCTATTGCGGCCTTCTGCACGGTTAAAATGCTTGTGGTGTCAATCTTGGAAGCGTCTATCTCAGCATCCGTGGCAAGGTTCACATCACCCAACCGGCCATTAATAATAGCCTGTACCGAGTCATGTGGGGGTTTGTAGTTCTGGTCAACAAAAAACGTATCCCCGTCTGCAAAATTGATGTACGTTGAGTCAAAGACAAGCGTGTCACCACCGGCACCCAAAACAGAAGCCGCAAGCATTAGACTAATTAAAAGACTTCTCATAATCCCCTCATAAATGCCATGTAGATGAATTGATAGCCCGTAAAAGTAAAAAATGCGTCCTCGTTAGACCCAAAGAACTTAAACGAGAATGTATTACCAACCGTTGACGCCGGGAACTGCCCTTCTGTCGATACTTTAAATTCCGTTGTCGGTGTACCCATGACACTAGTACCTGCAACAAATGCAGTTTTAATCGGGTTATATTCGACATTGCTCTGCGCATTTCCAGTTCCAGCGTATGGGGTCACATAAAAAGTTCTCTGAAACTTCCCTTTAATCGAAACATTGTGAACCTGTTTCCGAACATACAAAGAGTCACCAAAATGGTCTTTAGTTCGCATTGACCATGAAATATTGCTCTTAGAACCGTCCTGATTAGCAAACTTGGTTAAATCAAACCTATACCTGTATATCTGCCGTGCATTGTTGTCAAATCCAAGTATATCCCCGTTTTCTCTTTCAATGAAATACTGAGCATCCACATCCCATGCAAACCACGTTGCATCAGCCTGGTTGTTTCTCACCTCTCTTGCGGTTCTCAGGTCACAAAGCCAAGTTTGATTTCCATATAGCTTTCCGGCATTGTTTTGTATACTTAAAGCATAATAATTGTCTCTCAAAAGCGTTGCCGAGTATTCTCCCTGATTAAACGCCGCCTTTAACGTCTCAGGTATAGACCTTTCTGCAATGTCTACGTATTTCCCGCCAGATACCAGCCCAACACTCTCTTTGTTTGTCAGAAACACAAGACTCTGGTTCCATTCAACAATCGTGTCCTGTTGCTTTAGCCCAACATTCCTTCTGACGGTCTGGAGCTGGAAGTTTGGGTCTCCCTGCGGAAGAATGTTGATAGACTCTTCCCCGAACACGTACAAATCATCTCTTCCGGTCTCTGAGTTATAAAGCCTCTTTAACCCCTTACCCTTACCGTTGTTCGGAAGAGTCAAAAACCTTACAGACACACCAGCAAGTATCTTTGAATACTCCAAATAGGCATCAGTTCTTGCAACCTCAGAGTAGTACAGTTTATCATCATCGAGCCAGAAAAGCCTTTCGTTTGCACCCTCTGAGAACTCAGCCGCAGTCGGTACACCGTGGGTGTCTTCTACCTCATCACCCAAAGAAGCATCTGCAAGGTTGTCGGTGTATGTCGTTGTCGTGTTGTCAGAGATTTTCCCGGCATAGTACCACTTTGCACCACCCACAAACGTCCGGTAAATATATCGAGCATTCACCCTCGCATCCGTGCTTACAGGAACATCTGTCAAAGAGCCCTTGTCGCTTGAAAGTGTCACCGAGTTGGAAGAATCGCTTGGGTCGCTTTCATACACCCTAATACCACCGCTCTCAATAACAAAAGTGACCTTATACGCATAACTTCCGGTCAATACCCCTGCTGCGCCTGCCGCAAGAGTTGGAGCAGTATCAGGCCCATCAAGGCCCACAGCAGAGCTAGTAGTTCCGTCCAGTTTTCTTTGGGTGGTTGAACCATTGTAAAAACACTTATCCCTTAACGTGTGAAAGTGCAGCCGCTCATCTGTTACCGTGTCCCGGCTGGTCTTTGTCGTTGAGTCTACCTCGTACAAATTTCCATCACTTGCAACCAAAAGCCTCGAGACACCAGCAGAGTCAATGTACTCGTGAACCCCCCTAAATGGCTCATTGAACACCGGCCCCCAAAGCTCTCTTCCGGGCATTAGCGTGACATCTCCCCCGTCAATAAACAAATTAGACATTGATTGGCATTTATTATTAGCCAATTTAATAGGGTCGTGGTATTGGTCTACGCCGCCATTAACGGACATAAACTTTGAATACACACGCTTTGTCATCCCGCCTTTGCTCATAAATCAGACTCATATTGGTTGTTAATGTCAACATCAAAGCCTGAAGCGTTGCCAGAATCACCAATCCTTCTGCCTTTTACATCAAACTGCTCAAAAACCTTGTAAAGATTATCAACCGACCTGTTGCCCCTTCTTCTGACCTGTTTACCAAGTGTCCGGGCCTTTACGTAAAACTTATCAGCCGCAGGGTCTCCAGCCCATTCATGTGCAGACCACCGAATATACGCAAAGAAACACGATATATCATCCGGCCTTATAGCCGCAATAACCGTGTCCCTGTTGGTCTGTGGATCTGCTGGGGTTCCGTACACAACAAACGTATAGGCGGCACCAGGGGCGCTCTGAAGCACTATCTCACCCCTCTCACGGTCAATTGAATAAACAACGGTGTTTGTGTCTGCATCACGAATAGAGGCCACCTTGCGTATAGTAGCCGGTATAGAATAGACTTCAACGCTTGCCGTTACAGACAGGTTGGCACTTAGTATCGGCTGGTCTGTAAAAGAAACAAACTCAGCAAGGGCATCGTCAATGATATCATTCTTCTCATCGTCACCCTGTGCAGGTAACAGCAAAAGGGCAGAATCCCGACCCATTCTATTCTTAATTATCGTGGTAGAAAGCGCCATTATTTCTCCAGCTCTTTAAAGCCTTTTTCCTCAAGCACTGCAATCCACTTGGGGTCAGTAACCAAAACCTTAAAATTGTTGTCTGTTGACCACTTAAAAGACTGCTTTTCTCCGTCTGGGGCGGTCAGCAAGTACGTTCCGGCACCCACAAACGTTTTTGCCTCATTCTTGGGCTTTACCGGCTCCGGTGCATACTCGCGGGCTATCTGGTTTCTGTACTCATCAACATCAACAGTATTACCAGAATGTGCACCCTTCGCAGTTCCAGAGACAGTGGTGGGCTTTTTAACCTCTTTTACTCTTTTCTTGGGCATCTTATACCTCCAAAGGGAGGGGGGCCGAAGCCCCCTTCCTCTTAGTCATTCTTGTTGTAGGTTTCTGACTTCAGAAAACATACGCGGATAAAATCGGTAATCTCAACACGGGTACTGTCAATATTCAGAATACGGAATATGATAGACCGTGCGGGTTTTGCCGAAATGTCCACATTTGCCAAGGCTTTTCCACCTGTCGCAACCGTGTCAATAACCGTCCAAGTTGCGGTTGTATCCGCAAGACTTGTTCCAGAAATCAACTGATAGCTAATCTCGATGGAGTCACCGGAAGCAATCAGCCCACCCTGTGCATAAACAGAGAAAGACTTATACTGCGCTGCGGTGTATTCGTCAGCCACCTTATAGGGGCCATAAATAGAAACCGCATCAGCACTGATAGTGTCACCAGCATCCGAGGTGTCAGCGTCGGTCAGTTCGATAATCCGAACATTTGCCGCCGTGACGCCGCGTGTGTTGTTACCAGCACTTCCAACAGTTACTGCCGCCTGAGTCAGACCAGCCACAACCAGAAGCGCACTGAGAATTTTTACTGCTTTCATCTTATGCTCCTTGTGTTAGATGGTCAGTGAAGACTTTTTGAGAATGTGGTGGTGAGGCAGAGACCGAAGGCTCAAACCGCACTCCGTGACAAACTGGCCTTCCCGTGCATCGGTTCCCGGAGTCTGAATATCCATCTCCATCTTCGAGTCACGATTGGGGAGGTTTTTGTAGCAAACGCGCTCAACATCAAGCACAACCGCGATACCCTTCTGGGCATTCGGAAGGTGCTTGTCAAACGTGCCGCACATGACCATCTCGAACATGCCGTGGCCAGTTTCGATTTCCTGCATTTTGAAGCCAAACTTGGTGTCGGTGCTCTTGGTCTGGAGTTTCGTCCGGCCAAAAGAACCGATCACGGTCATCATCTCAGCGTCAACAAAAAGCTGCTTCCGCCGTGGGCCGTACTCAAAAGCGTTTTCGGCAAACTCACCAAAAAAGAAATCCTCATCAATCGAGGCTTCGTAATTGGTCGTGTAAGTCGAGCCGATTTCGTTCAGAATACCGCGTGAAATGTAAACCGTGTTTGAAGAGGCGTCCGTGGTCGAATCAGCGTTGGGATTGAACCACCAGCTATTTTCGATGTCAAGACGGTGATTGACGGCGGCCTGAGTCATTTCTTCAGTCCAGCTATCAATGTCTTCGGTTTCCAACTTTGATTCATCCAGAGTTCCGGTAACACCGAAAGTCCGTTTGAAAATTTGGAGATAACGTGTCCGAGGGGCGGCAAGCTGGGCCTTCTGTGAGGCTTTTGCAGTACCTTCTGCGAACGCGCAACCCATAATGTACCATGTCGAATTATCTGCAACCTTAAAACTGGTCGAGCCGAGATTTCTCCTCACGGTAATAGCAGCACCACCAGAATCAACGGCACTGACATAACACACTTCGCCACTTTCGCGGTTTTTAATCATGTCACCAACACGCAGATTTGCGTTGGCGTCAAGAGTCACCGTGGTGGTGGAAGTGCTTGCAACTGCACCGTTTGTCGTAACGGTACGGGCCAGAGGGTCTTTTTCGATGACCTTGTATTCCGGCTGTTTTGTGGTTTCTTTCTTGACCTTACCCGCGACTTCCTGAGGTTTGGACTGTCCCTGAATGTACAGTTTTCCACCAAGAAGAGTGTGAAGCGGATAGGAGGTCGGTTCGCCAACGTGCCAAAGGACGGAAGATACATCTTTCTTCACGTTCTCTTCAGTCGAATTGGCGTTGGCATAGCTCTTTGATGCGCTTGTAATTGCCATGATTCAACCCCTTATTTAAGTGTAGTACCTCTGCCTATGTTTTTAAAAATTGGTGCGTCGTGGTCATCAGGAAGCGACTGACTTCCGGGCATCTCTCCCTTTTTTGATTCCTTCAGGCTTTTCTCAAAGTCCTTCTTTGAACCAAAACTTGGGTCGGATACCTTTGTGATTGCTTCGGACGCTTTTGCCATAAAATCAACCCATTGCTTTTGTGCATACAGATACTCAACCGGGGCCTTGAATGTCTTAGCAAGCTCTGACATAACCTTTGCCGCGCCGGACTTCTGAAAGGCAACATCAAACGCCTTATTTTTGTCACGGTATGACTTCAGGTTGTCCAGCGCCGCCCTTTTGACACTCCCATACTCCGTTTCAAGTTTCTGCTGGGCCTCTTTCTTGGCCTGTGCTTCCTTTTCTGCCTGTACAGAGCCCAAAAGCTCCTGCCGTAACGCCTCCCGATATTGGGCATTATACCCGTTCTGAAGACTCGCAAACGCATTCGGTAGCCCTGCATTGACCAAAGCCTGTGCCGCCTCTTCCGCACTCTGAAACCCCATAAGGTGGGCCATGTTCAACGCCGCATCGCTGTAGCGCTTCTCAAGCTCCTGAGTGGGTGTCAACTGCTCCGGCTCGGTTGGTGTTGCCTGGTGTACTGTCTCCGCTGCTTGGATCGTCTCTGCTTTCTTTAGCTCGTTCAACTTGTTAGCCTGTGACATTGCAAAGGCTTCCGAGTTTCTGTAGCTGTCAGCCATCGACCTTACAAGCGGGTCTTCAAGATACCGCTTGGAATCAATGTTTTTTGCCTTCAGCCACTTGGCTATTTCTGCATCAACTTCCGGGGCTTTTTCGGGCTCCGCTTCCGGTTTACCCTCTCCCGGCACACCTTCTGCTTCCTCCTGCGGTTTACCCGTGTCTGTTTCGCTTTGGTTTACCTCTTCAGGCTCCGACGAACTTTCGACAGGCTCCGTTGTGGGCTCTTCAGCCGGTATGTCACTTACAACGTCCACGGCCTCTGTGGGTTCTGCTGCGGCAACTGGTTCTGCTAAACTGCTCATTTGTTCCTCCAGGTCTCAAATAAAAAGACCCCCAAGGTAGGAAAGGAGAATACCAATCCACCAAGGGGGTCTCTAAGGACTCTATTAACGGGGCCCTCAAGGGGCTCTTATGTATACTAACCCATCGCTTTGAGCATCGTGGAGAGGCTTGACGGGTATTGTTCTATATTTTACACTCTAATGTGCATCAACTGGGCATCTTTTACACTCCCCGTTTGCACTCCCTTTATTACACTCCCACCCGTGTCAAACTTTTTTGTGAAATCATGCCCACACTTCCGGCAACGAATATTCACCTTAAACTTTCCATCTGCCCTGAACCAAAGAGCATTACATATCGGGCAACGTATATCTTTCATCTTTTCACCGAAAAGTCAAGGTTTTTGTCGTAATAAATATCAATTTTTGAATTAATGCCCAAATCCGCACGCTTCAACACCGCCCATTCAAGAGATTCAAACACAATCTTCCTTAAAACAAGCTCTAATTTCCTGTCTGGGTGGTGTTTCATATGAAAAACGGTCTTTCTTTCCCATTTTTCCAACTCAACCCCAGCAGCAAAGTCATATTCCCCAATGTCGTGAAAGAAAAAGTAGTTGAAATGAAACTTCATCCCACCACTTAGCCAATCAGCAACCCGACAGCACTTCTCAATACGTGTCTTTGCCGCCCCAAGCCCCCTTTTAACAGGGAAAAACAGGCTGTAAAGCCTAGTTAATCGCGCGGCTAACACTCATTACCTCCAGACGGTCTTTTGCCCTCTGGGGGGCCGTTAATAGCGCTTTAAGGGCCATTATTCCAGCCTGCATACCCAAGAGCACGTCAGGGTTTTTCGCCTTGTCTGCCTCGTCTCTGAGCTTTAAAAGAGCACCCACAACCTCACTAACAAATGGTTGGTTGTTTGCCAGCCCCCCGACCAATCTTAAATATTCGGGGTCTTGCCACTTCTCCGCGTCTGTTCTGCCGTCCCTGTTAATAATCGGAACGTATTTAAACCGCCTGCGCCAATGCATTTAAGTTGCCCTCTGGAAGTGCCCCTGCCGGTGCTCCCGGTACAGGTGCGGGGGTCTGTGGGGCCATTGCCGGGGGTTGCCCCGGAGCGCCTATTTGTGGCGGCATATTCGGGCCCATCGCTTCTTGTATCTTTGAAAAAGTCTCATCTACGTTATCAATTCCTAATGCCCTGCCAACCTTCTTACTAACATCAACCAACGCATCAAAAGGCATCGGTGTCCCTCTTGCTATTGCCATATTATCAAGAGATGTCAGCAGTTTAAAAAAGCTCATGTTCTTTCCGGCTTCAACGTCTCCAACTTCCCGTTTAACCTTCAAAGAATAGTCCAACCCGCCGTATTCATAAGGGTAATATCTCACCCTGCGCTGATTGCCGTCTTGGTCTATCTCCGAAAATCTTTCTTCCCTGAAGAACTCAGCGGTGTTCTGCAATTTAATCTGTAGCCCGTGCTGAATCCCAGCGTCACAACCAGCCTGAAGCATTGCAACCTGGTCATCTTCCCTTTGTGCCAAAAGGCTTATCCCCGTTGCGGTGTCTGTCGGGAGTTGATTTGACCCCTTACCCCTCAAAAGAGAAGTCGGCCCCATCTCCTGCTTATACTTCTCTATCATGCTCATCTGGTCACGAAAAATAGCCTGATTTGCTGTGTTCTGCTGAACAGGGCGTATTGCACCAGACCCCGGCTGAATGTCAGGCTCAAGCGGAATCATCCCCAGCGGCAGCCCCTCGATTAACTGATCAAACCCAACTGTGATATTATCCGGCTGTACTTCATACATGTACTTTAAAGCTATATTAGCGTAGTCTATCGACTGATTAACCGTTGAGTTTTCCAGCCAGTTAATCGGAAGAACCATATCAGCAGGCCCAACACCAAACGGCCCGTCAGGGTCAGGGTAAGTCTGCATCTTCCAGAAAGGGTGCTGCTTGAACGGCGTCTCTGATATCCTCAAGAACTCATTAACCGCTGGAACATACAAACAGTAATACCAAGCGTGGTCATCCTCGTTCCCGCGGTAATTAAGCGGCCCCGAATAGTCATAAACCACAACTGTATTATCAAAGAGATTGGAACCCTCATTCTGGTTCCTCAAATATATCTCTGTCTGACCGCTTGAAACACCCGTGTATTTACCAGACTCAAGGAGTTTAATCAGCTTCTTTACTCCGGGCTGATAATACGATTTATGCCCAACCATTTTGTAAATCTCATGCACCGGAAGAGGGAGCCGTGTTCCGCCCCACTCCGAACCCCTGAAATTAGGCTTGTGTATCTCGTGGGCAAAGTTCAGCGGGTGGATTATGTCAGTAACGGTGTATTCTTTCCTTGATACAACCTCTTCATCCATCGGCCTCGGCACACCAAACTGGTCTGTAACAACCTTTTTGTTGATTTTTCTTTCCTGCTCTGTCCGTATGTACTCCCTACCCACAGCAGTCCCGCACATCTCAACATACCAATACATATAATCAAGTTTTTCCCTGAAATTCCCTATCGAAAGGTCGTGATTCAGGTCAGCCTGCGCCAATGCCGCCTTTTCAACACTCACAGGGTTGAATGTACTGTCATTATCGGGCGATACAAAGATGAACGGGTCAGAAGCATGTGAAGCCTTAAACTGAGCGTCTAGAGCCTTACAGGCATTAAAGAACGTGGCTAAATGTAGCTTAGACCGCCAAGCAGGGGCATCAGACCGGTGTCTTTGATAGTAAGCGTCCTGCCTACGCTCAAACCCTGTCCACTTCTCAGAGTACAGCGAAGAGGTGTAAAAGCCCTGATTCCTCTCTTCTACCCAAGAATAGGCTTTTGATACTTCGTTTGGTTTATCTACGCTGAATCTTGCCATATTAATCTTTTGGTGTCGGTTCGTACCACTGCCCACAATACCCAATAATGTTGCTCGCAGCCTGTGAAGTTATTGTGAACAGGTAAACAGTGCCCTTTTTTAGTATCAACTCACGGTTTCTTGATGCAACCCCAGGTATCCCGCTTGCAGGGTTTGTGGCCGTACCGCCAATGTCAACCTGTATCCTGGTTCCCAATGACACAACCGTCGGGTCAGCCTGTAAAGAATCAACCGTTGAAACCGTGGCGCTGTTGCGGTCGTTGTTCCTTATCGTTGCGTTTGCCCCGTCCCAAGTTATACCGGCACCCTCAAATATCTCAAGAAAAATGCCTTTAGAGCCAAAAATGTCCCACGCAAGGTGAACTTCCTTCGGCCCTGCATCGGTTTTCATGGCAAACATAACAGAATCACCTGAACCAAGCGTTATGGTGTCACAGATAAAGAAATGCGCCCCCTCGTGTATCTCGTGGTGCTCATAATCAATCGTTATCATGGCGTTGGTGTACTGGTCTTGCCCGTATGCCCTGCCACCCCTCGGAGAATACGGAGAACGGGCCCAAGCAGACCCGATAAGCACCAGAACTATCAAAAGCAGGTTTTTCATGCTATTTCCCAACCACATCAACGGGTTGACCTTTGACCTGAAACCACTTAAGTATAATCCTTGAACCGGCACCCTTCTTGTTTGAAGCTTTCCCGGTAATCTTTACCGCCACACCAGCAGAAGCATCGGGGGCTATCGGAACATAAGCAAATGCCGCAATCTGTGCTGAAACGCTTATGAGGGTATCAATACCCGTCTTGTAATAGTAGCCAGTGGTATCCCCTGAAAGGTCTGTTGATGGAATTGCAACCCTGCGGTAAGTTGAAACGGTGTCCATATCAGCAATATCGAGGGAGTCAAACAGAACAAAATCACTTGAATACGGCCAGCCGGTAGAATCAGGGTTTGCACGTGAGGGTAGAAGTATAATTGTTGACTCTGGTTGTGTCTGCCATGCCTGATAAAGCTCCAGCTTGAAAGCACACGAATCGGAATCAAACCCAGCAACCGATGTATCATTCATCTCAATCAGCAGGGTTTTTTCCATTCCCGCATCCTGCCAAAAGACCTGGGAGAATGTATCTGCTGTCGATGCAACATACAGCGTATCGTAAAAATGCCGCGTGTTGTACGCTGGGCGGGAGGGGGCTCTGCCTGCTGAAACCGCAAGGGCAGCCAAAAGAACGGTTAAAAGTACCTTTTTCATGCAACAACTCCTGTATTTAGTTCCATATATGGGTATAGGCGGGGCATCGGCTGATTAACAGCGAACCCCACCTTTGGCTTTTGTGCCATATTCATCAAGTTCATTTAGAATCTGGTGGTAGGAGAACAACAAAACTAGTTTCAATACATAGTATACCACAAAAATCGTTCCGATGCAAGTAAAAATTACCGAAAGTAGAAAAAAAATATTATTCATGGCTTTTTTACCTCTTTATGGCAGTTTGCACAGAAAAAGCCACCACTCAAAGTCCTTATCCATTTGTGATACCCCAGAAAGCACATGACACTATAATACATGTCAATTACCGCCTCAACCATTGAACACGCAGACACAAGAGCCTTTCCTATCATCGCCTTGCCCTCCGTGCTGCCCTGTTCGGCAAAACAATACCATTGCTCGGTTTAACAATACGGCTCTCAGGCTCCATTGCTATCTTCAGGGCGTTTTCAACCAGTTCCTTGAACCTGTTTGCCACAAGCGCAACATCGGCACGGGTCAGTTTCCCCATTTCGTTGTAAAACGAGACAGCACATAGCATATCTTCCTTGCTGATAGACCCCTTGTGAAACACGATTGACTTGCTCTCATCGTTATCAAACGCCTCAACGTGTATTTTCATTTTTTAGCCGCTCCAATAAAATCCCAGAAGTTGTCCGTACTTCTATCTTGTTCCACCCTTGCACAACCCTCACACAAGATCCGTGCCCGCTTGTGAATCTTGCCGCGCTCTATCTCACCTAAGTATTCGTTGCACTTGTCACAAAATAGGGTTTTCACATGTCCTCCCTACCTTGTGAGGCCATCCATGCCACTCTGGCAACCTTCTTAAAACCCAAAAGTTCCCCCGTGTTCCAAACAATCCATGCAAAAACGGTCGGCAAATCATGGTATATAATCTCTTTTTGCAACAGCCACCACAACTCAAACGTTGACGGAGGCTCAAAAAAATTCATTCTTGGTTTCACATGTCCCCTTTCCGGTAGAACTCAACCTGTCCATCTTCCTTGTATTCCTCTTTCTGCCATTTCTGGCCCAATTCATCAAGGTAGTTTGCAGGTAGTATGTTCGGGTTGTCTTCCCTCAGCTTCTCGTGCAGGTCGGCAAGAATACCATCTATGCGCCTTGCCCCGCCTTCTGCCTGTATCTCTGCAATGGCCTCGGTGTCCATGTGTACCCGCATCATCTCATGGTCTACGCCCACAGAACCCGACCTGTTATAGCAATCCTCACAGACTATCTTGCCGTGCAACCGCTGGCAGTAGTCTATTGCTCCGCATCTTGTGCATTGTCCTCGCACTCTTCCTCCTTAGATTCGGGCTTAAAAGCCTCTTCAAAGCGCCGTTCCCACTCCTCTTGGGTTATCCGCATCGGCCTGCTCTTGCTACCCTTACCCATCACAATTCCCCGTGTCTGCACCCCAAAGAGTAAGACTGTCCAGAGAATCACCACCCTTAAAGAAAAGAATCCACATTAGCCTACTGTCCCCTCTCGTGTCACCATTAATCTGAACATACCTTTCTGGCAGTTTGCGCCTCATGCCGCCTCCGGGTCACAGTAACACGCCATAGTCGGGCTAATGCTCAACCCACAATCCAAGCAATAATTCAAACGAATCTCTCTGAATAGCTCAACGCGCTCATCAAGTGTTGCCTCCGCCAGCATATCCATTGTTGCCGCCACGTATGCGTCCATTACCAACCCGTCACAGGTGAGCCCAACTTCTTCTTTGCTCTCCATATTGCATTCCTTATCTTCATTGCGCCGTCTTCGGGGCTTCTTACCGCTTGGCTCCGCAACCCCTTTATCCCAACCAGGCCATAACGGCACTCGTCCGCTTCGTGGTCTATGTCGCATTTTAATACGTCCTCTGGGTGGTTGTCGTCACTCACAAGCAAAGGAATAGTATCCTCAAAAGAACCGTTCCACCCCTCCCAATAATACATCTTGGGTAGCCCGTCTACCCCTCTCCCGAAGAAATCCATCATTATCTGCCAACCCTGCACCCTGCTCTTGTTGGCCGTTACCCACTGCACATTTTTGGGAAACTTCTTCTTAAAATAGTCAATCGGGGCAAAGTCGCGCTCCTGCTCTAAACGAGCCTTGTTATCCATAGAATTATCATACCATACAATATGAGGCATATACCCGCTAGTATAGTGAAAAGATTGAATAGTATCAAAAAGTTCATCAGCTTGCTCGGAGGCGGTAAGTCCCTGCATTCTCTTAGTAAAGAGTCGATGTGGAATGCCACCGTCATCAACCAACCAATAACCAAAAGAGCTAATCCCAGAAAACCCGGAACCGTAATCCATACTTCCATATATCCTCCCCTTGCACCTGTGAGGCTGTATCTCGAATGGCTCTTCCTTTAAATGGTCGCCGAAGTTCAGGAAATACTGCCCCACAAAGATATCCCACTTACCAAACCTCCAAGCGCTTCTGAGCGGTTCCGGCAGCTCATCGAGGTATGCAATGTATTCCTTATCGTGTAGCAGGGTGGGGTTGTCATCAACCGTGGATGGGATAAACACGCGCCAGTTTCCCTTTGGGCTCTTGAATGGTTTGTTCAGGCAAGTGTCTACAAACCGACGCTTAACCCAAGCATGGCCCCTGCCACCAGGGTTCGCAGAGCACATGACTTGACTCGACAGGTCTGGGGTACTCGGGCAGCGGGCGCAACTTATCAATTCCAGATATTGCTTCTCTTCGGGGATTTGGGTGAGTTCTTCAATGAGGATTTTGTGCTTTTCTTGCCCTTGGTACTTCTCATAAGCATCCTTATCCTTCAAGTGTCCTGTTTCAATCGTTCCACCCGCGGGGAACTTGAACTGTGGTGCCATTGAGCCTGTCGGAGAGATTCCGCTAAATCTGCTAAACCGCCGCACCCACTCTGACAGGTCCTTTGTATTCTTGCGTACCACAACGGCCTCATACGCTGGGTTTTCCGTATACTCAGGCTCCAGAAGCCACGCCATACCGGCCTCAGTCTTTCCCCCACCTCTGGCACCACCATACAATACCTCCCTCTCTGGTCTGCTTAACACCTCGGTCTGGGGGCCCGGGTGTGGGCTCCAACCGTCTATCGTTGTCTTCTGCTCGTGGGTGTAGTCAAACACCTAGCATTTCCCTCTGCTTGCGGTTAAACTTCCCCCCTCTAGCCACACCGGCCACCATGAACCCATAACCAGACAGCTCCGGTTTGCCTGTAACAAACTTATATCTTTTAACCCGAACGGTACAACTCTCACCCAAAACCTCAAGAATATGGTAAAATGCCCCCGTTCGGTAACACCACAAAATAGTATTAACGGCAACAGGTTCACTCAAATCTATCTTACCCTTGCTATAATCACTCACAGCAAACAAATATCTAGGCTTCTGTCTCTGCATCCGGTTCATAGGTCATTATCCCATATTACTGCGCTTAATGTCGTATTTATACAACCCCCGTGCGGTTCCACCCGCCACAGCACCCGGAAGGCTTGTGAGAACTAGCGCACGTCGCCAAGCTGTGTCCCCGGCGGGAACAGGGGTCAGTTTGTACCCGATGTGGTATAAAACCTATAATTTTTAATAGTTTTATACCCATTAGGTTATAATTGGGGGGCGGGTGATGAATACAAAATCATCTGCTTTTCCCTGACTTGCTCCAGGCCACCCCCTATATTTCATTCTTTAGGTCTATCGGTGCCCCCAGCGCTTTCTTCTGAGGCAGCCTGATTACCTTTAACCCAACGTTTGCATCAACATTAACATTCTGCTGCGCCTTGCCATAAAGCCGGTCAAATATCTCCTTAATGGCCCCCAGGTTCCCCTCGTCGTCCATCGCCATGTTTACCAACTTCATCGCTATAGCCTTTGCTTGTAAATGTGTCTTTCCGGTCTTCTTATCCTTCCAGTCTGTCTCCTCAACCAACTTCCTTAACTCTGCAACTACAGACGCACCCTTTGGCCTACCATTAGGGTTTCCACTCTCCCCCTTCTTGAAGGGTTTCAGGTTTGCAAGACTTCTCTGATTTTTCTCTGTTTTTGATTTCATTGCATTAATAATGTAATAAGTCAGTTTGTGTACGTAGTGGCTGTTTCTATTTGGCAGTATTTACTCGATTCCGTGTTCATCCCTTATTCTCCTTATTTCAGCCTTCTGTGCTTCAATCAACAACTTGCATTCATCTAGTTGGTCAAACAGCTTGGAACATAGCTTTGCGGTCTTCTGGAGGTACTCAAGCTCCGTTTGCGTTATGCCAACCATTGGTTCCTCCATTCCTAGAAATATACTACATGTTGCGCCAAAAATCAATACCTTTATATGGTATGCAAAGATATTGTATACATGCCATACTACTATTGGGTAAAATAATTATTTAAAAAATATATAAAAAACTATTGACAAGGCTTCGGGAATGTGGTATTATTAGGGTGTACTTAACAAGGAGGCCCAATGTTTCACAACAACGTACAGTTTCACTCTATTCAGCAAGACGGATCAGTTGTCTACCTTGCCCGTGTTTCTGAGGAAGATGACAAAATGATGGAGCGTGCGGGGTTTGACCTCGGTGACGCTCTCGAGCTTGGTATTGCGCGTGTCAAAGATATGCACGGAATGGCTGTTGAATACAATGATGACACCTTAACCTCTTGGAAGGAGATAGCATGAAGTTGCATAAATTCACCGGGAATAGACTTCCTGACTACAACCTGACCCCGCCTGATTATTGGGAAAATGATGAATCTGAGCTTGTTAAGTGCCCTTACTGCGAAGAAATGTTTGAAGAGTTGGTCGAATCCGACATGTACAATGAAAAGGTGTGCGAAGACTGTTCGATTCTTTCGCCCTGCTGTGGCGAGCCTGTTGATGATTTTAATTTCTGTACAAAATGCAAGGAGCATGTATGAAAAAGTGTAAGATGTGCGGGGGTGAGCCGTTTGAACCATTCTTTGAGGATGGCGCTTGGCAATACGAATGTTCTGTGTGCCATAATGGTTGGCATGATGGAATAGACAATAGTGAGTCCGAAACAATGAGAATGAACCTTGAAGAGTGGGGCGAACAATGAGATACGCAAACGGTGTCACTCCGGGCAGATTCCCGGAGTGCGGGAACATTAAGCATGATGGATACTGCACCCGTGTGTCGTGCCGGTTTTCTGTGCCGAAATGCCCGGAGTGCGGTGGTGATGCACCAAGAGGTATTTGTACTAATTGCCGAAAGAGGGGGCAATAGTGTTTGTTTCCAAAAAGCACATGATTAATTTTTACCTTTGCCGGTTTGTTGTCCGCGAACTTCGGGACTTCTCTAGGCGTTCAGGTATACCTATGTCCAAAATTGTTGAAATGGGTATCAGGCACGAGATACCCAGAATCATCAAAGAAAACCAGTCAAAAATAACGGAAGGCAAATAATGGCAGGATACAACGTCAAAGCACTATACCAGACCTACGGAGAGCCTCATAGAGACCGCTGGGACGGTCATTCTTTACGGGAAGTTGCCAAATTTAGGGGCGAGGGTAAAACAGCCGTCAGCCTGGTCTTTGCCCGTGCTATTGACAAGCTAAAGGCGCTGTATGACCTTTGTTTGGTTTTACGCAAACTTCCTGTTGATGAGTGGCACGGAATGAAAAAAGAACTTAGGGTTTCTGCAATGGGTATGATTGAGCTTATGGAAAGCGACCTTCGTGTATTTAATAAGGATAAGTACAAAGATGAACGACTATACTAGAATGCTCCAGAACATTCAAGACAGCCTTGACCGCATTGAGGCCAGAGTCAACGACATTACTATGGTCATGTGGGCAATACTGACAGGGGTTACTGGTGCAGCCATTATTCTTTGGCTCAAGTAATTTTTTGGTTGACTTTTGACGGACAATGGTATATTTTATGTACTGTGAACAGGCGAATTCCCAAGAATACAGAATAGAAATCCCGAGCCAGTGGTCTACCCTTAAATTGTACGTGTT